ATCACCGTAGAATTTCTTAGCAATCTTACGGAGGGTATCCCCTTTTTTGGTCTTATAGCTTTTCTGATTTTTCTTTGATTTGCTTTTCCTCTTTTTCTTCTTTGATTTCTTCTTTTTGTTCTTCTTCTTTTTAGGCTTCTTTTTCAGCTCTATTTCCCTATACTCCTTAAAAGTGAGGGTAAAGTATACATCTCCTGTCCCATCCTGTTCACCATACTCAAAGGTTTCAATAGCTACTAAGATGTTAATGTCAGAGCCTATCAAGAGCCTTACCGTGGTTCCTTCTTCTTTCCAGTTTAAGATCTGGTCTACAGCATCATAAGGATCTGGAGGATCCCCTTTAACAAACTGATAATCCTGATCTGGAAAGAAAGAGGAGATTGATCCCTCTTTCAATCCCCTCTTACCTAACAAGTTTATTTCACCTAAACTGTTAATCACTACTGTATTATTTCCGCTCTTTTCAGTAATCGAAAACTCAGACGGAGTAACCGGGAGTAAGAGCTGATCACTGGTAGAGTGCTTTAACCATATCTCCATAAGCCCCTCCTTATGCCATGTTTACCGATACCTTAGAGAGTTTCTTATTCATTACAGCTACAATGTTATCAGTAAGATCCTCTAAACCTTCATAACCTACAATACTTCCAGCCACATTAATCACCATGCCAGAGAAATCAAATCCTCCTGAGCTGGATCCTTGCTCTTGCTGTCTGGTTTCCTGAGCTGTTAATACCTTTTCACCTTCATGAGCCATGATAGGAGTATTATCATCTCTGATCTCTCCTGTACCCATCGCCCTTGATGGCATTGATACACCTCTGGTATTAAGTATCTCATCATAGGTATTAGCCTCCCTCTTAGTGAGGAGCTTTTCACCTTCATGAGCCCTAATAAGGTAGTTATCATACGGAACACGATCAACACCCATAGCTCTACCAGCACCGCCGCCCTTTGGCATACTTGCCGCCGCTGATTTAGCTCTTGCCGCCGCACTTGCTATAGAGGAGGCCGCACTATTTACAGCACTTGCCGCACTTCTGGCACTTGAGGCTATAGAGCTCATACTTGAGGAGAATGAGCCAGCCAGTGAGGAGGCTATACTCTTAATTCCAGCCGCTTGCCCTGAAAAGCTACTCCTTGCTGTAGCAAAAGTAGCTAATATTGAGCTCCAGCTTGAGCTTGATACAGATACCATTCTACTCAAGTTAGAGGCGAAAGCCGTAGAAAGAGCTGTAAGCCCTGTGATCATGTTTGTTCTAAAGCCGTTAAAGGTACCAAGAGCACCAGTATAAACAGCCCCTATAGCTGTCCATGAGCTTGTAAGGGATCCCCTGAGAGTTCCAAAGCCAGTATTAAAGGCTGAGCTTAAAGAGCTTAAAATCTGAGTTATCTGAGCATTAGCACCACTAAGCCCAGAAACACCAGACTGATAAGCCGCTGTGATAGCACTCCAAGAGCTTTGTATTCCCGGAGCAATATTATTAAGCTGAGCAAAGGCTGTATCATAACCTTGCATACTGGTATTTACTGTACTCTCTCCCTGTCCTACATCCTGTGAGCCCTGATTGAAAAGCCCTGTGATATCACTCCACCTATCAGAGATGAAAGAGCCAACTCCCTCCAGAGCCCCGGTTATCTTCTGGCCTACACCATCCAGCACAGATCCTATACCATCAAGAGCTGTACTAAGTAGGTTCTTACCAGTCTCAAAAGCTGAGCCTATAGTATTCCATGCACCCTCTACAATACCGGGTATACCCTCTAAAGCTCCAGAGAATACACTACCTAAGCCGCTCAGTACAGTACCTATACCACCTACTACAGTACCTATCACAGTCCCGGCTACTGTAAAGGCTGTCTTAACAACACCCCATACAGAGGAGGCTACCCCTCCAACACCAGAGAAATCACCATGAAACGCACCTGATACAGTGCTGATCACACTCTGAATAGTATTACCTACACCGCTGATAACACCTGAGGCTGTAGAAAAAGCTGAGGTTACAGCTCCCCATACAGAGGTAACTATCCCTGAAATACCATTGAATACACTTGAGAAAGTATTACCTACAAAATTTAACCCTGTTGATAATGAGGATCCATAATTAGTTATTGCATTTTCAGCCATTTCAAAGGCTGTAGTTACAACTCCCCATACCTTAACTACAATAGGCTCTATTACTGGCATTACAGTCTCTATCATCTTAAAGATATTATCCAAGGCTGTAGAAATCACGTTTCCTGTAGCTTCTATTGCTACCCCAGTGGATCTAAATACTGCCCCCAGTACCGGGGCTGTAGCTGATACTATCTTTTGTACAACTGGCATATGTTTAGATATTGTATTTCCTATCTTTGATACTGCATCAAAGACCTTAACACCAAAGCCAGATACAGACGGGGCTACCTTAGCAACTACATCAAGTACAGTGCTTGAGGCTTTTGTCAATATAGGTATCACACTCTGTATTACACCGCTTACAGAGTGGATCAAAGGCTTAGCTCCTACAGCTAAACTATTAACAGCCCCAAGGAAATTAGGCATAACCTCAACCGCTGAGCCTACAAGCTGACCCATCACGGTTTTAAGCTCACCAAAAGCTGTAAGCCCAAGATCTTTAACAGATCCAAAGGTAGTCTTAAGCTGTGATATAAGCCCTGTTACAGCACTGGTATCAGGAGCACCGATAGCACCCACCCCAATATCTAAAGAGGGGAGCTTATACTTAGAAAAGCCCTTTGTGAGGCTTTCTATAAGCTTTTTCCCGGCCTCCTCCATTTTGGGCTGAGCCTGAGCTAACCCCATCTGTACAGCCTCCGGTATATTGGATACTACATTAACCAGCATGGGGATAGCATTGTTAGTAACAAATGTAGCTGTAGTCTCTACAAGCTCAGCCATAGACTTTTTAACATTACCGCCTATAGCCATGTTACCTAAGAGATTCTGAGCCGCCGCTTTCATAGCATTAAAAGACCCTGAGAAAGTCTCAGAGGCTTCTTTTGCCGTAGTACCTGTTACCCCTAATTCATTCTGGATAACATGGATAGCACTGTATACATCTGCTAAATTGCTCATGTCATACTTTTGGCCTGAAATCTTCTGAGCATCTGACAGGAGCCTTTGCATCTCTGTTTTAGTGCCGCCATAACCCAGCTTAAGATTATCAAGCATTGTATAATTTTGTTTAGCAAAGCCCTGATAAGCATCCTGAATAGATCCGATGGTAGTACCAAACTTGTTAGCATTATCAGACATATCAATCATAGCCATATCAGCAACAGAGGCGGCTTTCTTTGTATCACCCTTTAAGCTGTTAAGTAAGGAGGCTGAGAATGAGGTTACATTCTCCATATAAGCGTTAGCTGATACCCCGGCTGTTTTATAAGCCATCTCAGCATTTTTCCTAACTATGTCAGCATTTTTCTTAAACAGGGTTTCAACACCGCCTATAGACTGTTCAAGAGCCGCTCCCTCTTTCATAGCCGCTCCTATGCCTTGCCCTACTTTCCGTACTGCTACAGTGACAACTACACCAGCCGCCAGCTTTTTGAGTAGCCCGGCAATATTACCAAGCCCGGGGCTTGCTTCATCCTTTACACCAATACGGGCTTTAACACCCTCTTTGATCTGATGAAATTTCTCCCGGATAGTACCTATTACCCTTGAGGCCGCATCTTTAGCCTTGATAATTGGGCTAAATACCTTATTAGCAATACCTGATAGCTTTGATTTAACCGCTGTTACCTTTTGGGATACAGTGTCTTTCACACTCATCACCATAGGCTTTATGATCTGCCTTTTTGCCTCTTGATACACGGTTTTTACTTTATTAAGCTTCACTGTAGCTCTATCAATTACAGTTACAGCCGGGGCTACTACCCTGTTTCTGAGTAACTCAAGCTTTTGCTTAATAGGAGCTAACCTTTGAGAGGCTTGATCTCTCAGGTTTACAATGGGCTGTACTATCCTCCCCCTGATTTCATCCAGCTTAGCCTTAACTGCCGCTACTTTTTGTTGAGCGTCCTCAGCATTAGCATTAATCTGAAATTCAAGGTTTTGATCATGTAGATCAAGAATGTGCTGAGCCATATCATCAAGCTTTCTCTCAGCATCAGCATTATCTACCTGAGCGGAATACTTAGTATTGGTATAAGCATCTAAAGCACTTCTTACCTGATCTACTTGCTCTTTGAATGTCCTCATTTGCTGTACATTCTTCTGTAAAGTGGCTGACATACCGTCATTGAGCTTTATTCTTGCCCCAAATTCAACCATGTACCCACCACCTCCTTTTATACATAGCTATCTGAGGGCTAATTACCTTCTCTAAGCCTTTTGTTAAGCTCTGCATTATCTTCCAGCTCTCTCTCATAGAAAGCCTGTATAACAAGGAGCTCTCCTCTTGACATAGAATAAAAAACGGATGGCCTTATCCCCTTACGTTTCCAGTAGTAATACATAAGGTTTACAAGCCCATCCGTATCAATTAGTTTTTTACCTTCTTAACGGCATCATCTGAGAATCCAGATATCCGGGAAATGGTTTCATAGAGCTTAGCTATCTCACCGGGTAAGAGCATGATCTTAACCAGATCTTTAGGTGTAGCCGCCTTAAACTTAGATTTGATATCATTATTTTTGAAAAGAGAGCCGCCTGATACCGGAGCCCCATCTTTTCCCGGGATAACAATATCTACCCCCTCAATCACTGTTAGGATCTGGAGCTTATTAATATCTAAGTCAACCTCTTTCCCTACTACATCTACAGAAAGATCCTGTAACTCCTCATGCTTATCCTGAGAGAGTGCATTACATCTCACTGTAAAAGGAGCTCCCAGAGTCTCAGAAAGCCGGGTAATCTCAACATCCTCATAAGGATTTTTGATCTTACCCAGATCAGCCCCCAGTAAAAGATCTACAATGTTAATTACATTTTTACCCTCAGAGATATTCTCTATGTTCTCTGTATTCTTCTTATTTGCCATTTTTAAAATCCTCCTATAATCCAAAAAATGAGGGGATACAGGCACAAAAACACCTATATCCCCACATACTCTCTAAGTTATTTTAAATGTTAATCAGCTTACTTATTCCTGAGGCTCAACAACATCAAGATACTCATAGCCCGTGAAAGTAAAGGGGACTTCCACCTCACCGGGAGTACCAGCCTCCCAATCAAACAGAGTAAGATCATCAACATTAACCCCTGTAAGCTGACACCGCTCAGCTCCCCAAGCATCAGGATCATCAAGCTTAGAAATCAGAGTAAACCTCAAATCTTTCTTATTCTTGATATAATCCTTAAGCTTGATACCCATACGGGAATTAACCTTTTTCAGTGTCATGGAGCCTTTACCTGTACATCCCGTTACTTTGGTATCAATAAACCAAGTGCCACAGAGCTTAATTTCCTCTTTGTTAAACTCCACTTTTGCCTGAGACTTTGTAGCTTCTGCTATATAGTCATTATCAAGCCAGAGTTCTCCAAAGGTACCAGCCATAATTCTTTTAGCTTCAACCATGATCTTTCACCCCCTTCCTTACTCTTTCGTGATAACAATATCAACATCCTCAATAGCATCGAGGATACCAACAGAGCCCTTAAGGAACACATGAGATCCTGTGTTAGCTGTCTTAATGGCCTGAACATCCATACCAGAAGTATCTACACCCTGAGACTGGAGGTAAATACGCTGTTTATCTACATTGATCTCAATAGTAGATCTACCCTCCATCAGATAACCTCTCCTCTCCAGCTCCATGAAATATCCACGGATAGCCGCCATGAGGAGACACTTGTTATCATAGGAATTGCTGTACTTACCTACATAGTTCTGGTTAATGGTATCAGTAAGATCCATTGTGATCATATCCTGAATAGCCACAATCTTGATCTTTTTAAGATCAGCCGTTTTGCTCTGAGTAACTGTTTTCAAGGATGTAACGGCTCTACCAATTACAATACCTGACCCGGTATCATACAAGGTTAAGAAACCGTTATCAATCGCTGTATTAACATCCTCATCAGTAGCATCCGGGATCTCTGTGATCTCGCTAAGAGCATAAT